TTAATACCCAACATCTTAACTGTAGTTCCATCAAGATGCACATTACGTGCAACATTCATGTCACCATATACAGTTGAGATTGTTGTAATATCAACACCAAATACTTTCTTTTTGCCACTCAATGCAAAGTTAGCATAGCCATTCCCAGCATCAGTACCTATTCCCGGTGAGGGAGTAGTATTTCCTGACTGCGGAACCACACTACCAACATTATTTGCAAAGTATCCAGATAATTTATGCAACCAATTGTAAACTGCTGTCTGACAGAAGAATACAGTTGAGGTAGCATTATTATATCTTGGATCTAACAAAGCCGACATATCGTCAAGAAATGCATCTTGAGATTTAGTTGCTAATGTTAGGCTGAAAGTATTTCCATAACTAGAAATAAAGTTTACTGCACCTTCAGTGGTATTATAAGTAGAACTTTGACTACCAAATAGAAGTGCATTTTCAATATCCCATTTATGCTCAATGAGCTTCTCTTTCCAGATACGTGCCCATTCATTGCCCTCATACTTCAATACAGTAGCACGGTCAGTATTGTTCATAGCTGCAGATGTTTTAAAGATCTGAGTTTGACCATGTCCAGTACTGTATGGCTGATCTTGCCAAGACTCTGGATAACCAGAACCTGCAGCAAAAGCAGTACCAACTACATAACATTTAAAAGGCTCAAGATCTTCAGTAGCCTGGCTTTTAGATGCCAATGTAGCAGCATGACCCAATCCAGCTTCACCATTTCCAATGGTTGAGCTAGTTGTGGTAGCTTGCATGAAGTTACTAGTTGCAGGTGCCTTTATACAGGTTGCATTAACAATAGCCTTATTAACAGTTGCACTATTGGCTGTTGCAGCCTCTGCATATGTATCAAGGTCTACAGAATTAATTTTCCATAATGTATAGTCAGATAATTCTGAACCAAGATTATTGAGAGTGTTTGTTGCACCTACTGGTATCTTTATGATTTGTCCCGGAATGAAGAATTTAGGCTGGGTACCTTTTACTCCTTCAGCAAGGGTTATTGTTTGACCATAAATATTCTGGTTATTACCATTAGCATTATAGTCTGTGAAAAAACTAAAAGAATATACATCCGCAGCTGCAGGATCCGGTGACGCACTTGTCACATCAGTTGCAGGTGACGATATAGCAGAACTGCTATAATCGGATAAATATGCATATCTTTTAGTGTAAGAAGATCGCTTCTCTGTAAACTTAAAAGAAGGATCATCGGTCGGTTTCTTAGAAACCATACTTACGAATCGAAAGAATGGATCCTGAGCCAAAGCCAATTCAGACACTTTATCGCCAAAGTTATACTTTCTGCGAAGAGCACCTGTATTAAGCTGGACTGAGGATTCACCTCTCTCTATGGAACCGTCAGTATAATTACTACCGGTTACATTAAGAACATCCGCCATTTGTCTATCTCCTTAATTAGAATTAAGTTCGGATAGACTACATAAATTTTATATAAGCCTAACCAAACAAGTTGTCAACACCTTCATCAAGGCCCTTTATCGCATCAAACACTTCGTCTGATTCTGATCTTCCTGGGTCTTGATTGTTTGCTCCCGATGCGGAAGTAGGCATGTTTCTGACATTCTTCATTTGGTTTAACATATCCTTCTTTGTAGAATTTGCTACATTCTCATTGTTCTGGTTCCGGTTTAACAAGTAATTAACATCATCTAATGTCATTACATGCTCCTGAGCCTTAGCTTTGAATGTTTCAAAATCTTGATCTGACATTTTATGCTTATCTCTAAATGCCTGCTCTTCAGTTACTCTGGTATTAGCTTGCTGGATTTGTTGAGCCCTTTGCTTTTCAGCTTGGATCATCTGTCCAACTCTGCCTTGTACCATCCTATCTACATGAGCATTCATTAGTTTAGCACTATCAGAATCAGGATCTGTCATTGCTTCTTGCTGGTCGAACATAAAGTCTTCATCAAGACCGAGATGGTCTTGAATTGACTTTTCTGGTTGGCCACCTTTCACCAAATAGTTCCTAACATGATCTACTAATCCACTATCGTTCTTCATCGCTTCCAGAACTGGTACAAAAGGTTCAACCGATTTGTATTGTTCTGACAAGCGGACAGCTTCTCTACTACTATCTTCGTATCTCTTTTTCCAGTCTGTGCTGTCATCTGAAGACTGTTTCACGTTATTGGAGCCATCATCGTGTTGTACGTGGGTTACCTGTTCGGAGCCACTTGTTTGATTTTGGGTTACCTCAGTGTTATCTATTATTCCACCATTAACTTCATTTTCGAGTTGGTTGAAAAAATCCGAGGAGCCTGCATCGGTTTGCTGTGCTTCTGCAGCTTCTAATGAATCTGCTTGCATTCCGATCTCAGGGTTACCTTGTTCTTCTGCCATTATATCTCCTTTTAGAATTGGTCAATGTGCGTAATGTACTATTCTTTGGAATTACTTTCCAAACTATTTTTTACAGACTGTAACATATTGCCTGCTTGCTGCTTCTGAGACTCTACATTATTAGACATTACATTCCGTAATAATTTTTGCTTTCCTTCTGTTTCAATATACTGCTTACCCATCTGAGATTTTACTTCTTCTTTCTTTTTATTAATCTCAACATCGGCCTGCATAACTTTTTGTTTAATGCCAGCTTGTACCAATTGTCTTTCAAGGGTCTCAATCGTGCCGTCCTTATCTTTGACCGCCTCATTAAGCTGTTCAACTTGCCCCGACAACTGTGCATATAATGATTTCCTTTTTACAATATTTTCCTTATTCTTTAAATCAGTTTCAGCAAGTACAGCTATATCATCTATTACACCAAGCTGCATTAGTTGCTTTAATTCTTCTAAGTATGCCCATCTATTGATAGGTAGTGTAGATCCCTGAATAATACGAACATCATACTTAACTGTAGCTATGTCCATTGATTTACCTATAGCTTCTCCCATATCGTTATAGATAGGAATATTTACTTCCTGATCTCTTCCTTCTTGAATAGCAGAAGGTTGAATCAATCTAAACCGTTTATAGGCTGAATATGTAGATTGTGAGAATTGAAGCACCATAGTTCCTAATTGACGTAAAGCAGGTTCAATAGAGGTACTCATCCATTGCTTTATACGTCTAGTACCATACTCATCTAAAGCCAGCATGCCACGATAAGTTTCTCCTGCTTGAGAACTATCTCCCATCATAGAGCTATATATGCCAGCCAAATACTCCATATCACCCTTACCTTCCTGAACTATCTGGAAAAAGGCACTAGCAAGAGGAGCTGGGATTACTGGAGTAGGTCTCTCAACTCCAGGTCTAATTGGAAGTAAAGCTCCTGGACTGGAAGAGTATTTTTCCCATATCTCAGCATCAATAGAGCCTTCTTCATACATCCAACGAAGACTAGAGCCTAATGAAGCATTATGTACCATAATCTGATGTGCTTTATTTATTTCCTGCTGTTTACCAATAAGTGGTGAGACAGCTGATATCGGATATGGAGTTCCGGTCCACTTATAATGAAATGGAACTAATGGATACTCTTTAATAGTATCAGGTAGAACTTGCTCATATAAAAGCTTATCACCTGCTAGACAAGTCTGCTTTACACGAGTAGAGTAGAACTGTACCTGATCCACTACATTCTTAGCTATTTGAGGATCCTTCATTAAGATGTTAAATTCTTTTTCAGTAACAACTTTATTTTCAATCTTAGATGCTTCTGCTTGAAGCTGACTCATAATTTCCTGCTCAGCTACCTGTAGTTGCTGTACCATCATCTCCTGAGCTTTCTGCATTTCAAGTTCATATCTCTCTGGGAGCATTTCACCAGCTTGGACTGCCTCCTCCATTTGTCGTTGTTGCTCTAATAGCTGTACTTCCATTTCAGACTGCATTTCTTTCATCTGTACATTAGCCTGCTGCTTTATAATCTTTAACTGCTCTTCATCGGGTGGGATACGATAGAATAAATTCATATAAGAAACCTTAATCTTCTCATACATTTCAAAGAATTCAACTAATTGATCTTGCTCTCCCTTGGCAGTTATTGCTATATCTGAATCTACATCATCATTGTATGTAAATAATTTCTGTTCTTGATCTAAGGATCTTACTGAATACGTAGCTTGAGACTGATCATCACTAGTTGAATTAGCAATTTTACGTTTCTGATCAGGAAATATCTTCATTAGGTGATTCTTAGGTAATACCTTGCGAATCATAACAAAGGCTGCATCACGGAAAAGCATATCTCTTGACTTAGGATCTATAAATATATCAAAAGGTTCTGGTTGTTGTATAACTACTTCACCCATGCCATTATCAGCATCTTTATCTATAGTAACAAGAAGATAGCCAATACCCTTAGTAACTGAATCATTAATGGCATTAGTATAAAGTGTAGAGCCATTAGAGTTATGCCAAACATAATCAGTAAGATCAGAAAGCACTGCTGCCACATCAGAATCACTACCCTCTACCCCTATAGCTTGCCATCTGGGATTATTAGCTGTAGCATAAAAATTGAGCATCTCAACAACTGGAAGTATACGATTAATTGTAAATGTAGGCATTCCCTGTTCTTCCAAGGAATCCTTCTCATCTGATGCTAGCTGTTCATCGTGGGCAAATTCATAACCTTTCTGATTTATTTGCTGCCACTGTCTCCTCGTTGAGCTGTCTGCCAGATGGTATAATTGTCGAATCTGGTCTACTTTCTTGTTCTGTTTTGCCATTCTTACATTCCTCTATTGGTAGGTGAATGTGATCTACATCACATATTATTGGGCAGCTGTAACTCTCCTGCGGACACTCATCTGTAATATAAACACCATATCGATTAGATCCTAAAAATATTAATCCTAATAATAAGTTCCATAACACAATTCATTTATGTACTCCTCTGGTAAAGGCCCATGCTCCTACATTGAGCATTGCTATTCCCAATAAATGATAACCACCACCTAGACTATAGAAATATATATTCAATAATCCAACTAATAGGTTTAATATACGTGTTGCTTGGAACATCTCATCTCTTTTTAACCCCATAATCAAGCACTTCCTTATTATGCTCTTCTAAAGTCTCAGCTATTTCCTTCTCTGAAGGTTCGTCTATTAACAATCCAAAATCTTTACACAGCCATTCGGCTAACATTCCTGCCATTATATCTTTAACGCTTTTTATCATTATCGTAATCCACCACCACCCTTCTTTATATTAACACTTTCCCACACTTTATATTCCTTATCTAGCTTCACCGAATAAGACATTATCTTCTGGTAAAGTGCCCACAAATGTAAACTATAGCAAATATGTCCTATATGATATAATATGTGGCTAAGAAATCGCATTCTTTCTCCTTATAAACTGTCGCCAAATACTAGTACTTTTTATTTCCATAATTCATCATTTATAGTGAATTACAGCAAGGATATGGTCTGTCACCCCCATATTTCCCGTTTATGTAACGAGGTTCTTTCATTCTTTCCGACCTGCATAAGCGAGGTAGTACTTGTAGCACCAGCA